AAAATGTTCTAAAATACTACCTTGAGAAAACATAGCAAAAATAGAACTATCATTTATACTTTCAAATGATTGATTCGTATTTCTACCATTATCGATTACAATATTAGGAAATTTATTTCTACTACCTATTCGAATACTATTACCATGTCTACCCTCTAATATCATATCTGTATGAATATCAGATAAAATATCCTCACCTGTTGAAGGAGATGGTATTCTGGTTGCAGTATTTGTTGGGTCGTCTAAATCTGGTTTGAATTGTTTTATAAGGCGATTAAATTTTGCTGTGTATGGATATGTTTTAGATTTTTTAGGAGCTCTTCCTGTTTTACTTATTGAAGCTATCTCTGATTCAGTCTTTGATGGTGTGTTAGATACATTCAATGGTCCAAGATAATACCCCACATCACCAACCATCGTGATTAAAACTAAGTCTTGTATGTTAACACTATCAATCACACCTCTCATTAATGGACGATATTTACGAGTATCCATACCATCGAGTGTAACATCATCTGTCAGTATATTTTTTTCTACAATTATACAATTGCTTTCATTATCATTATTAGTAGGACTAGCAACTGCTTCTCCAGAGTTAATAACATATTTTACCGTGGCGGGTATGAATTGAAGAAAATTATCTTGGACTGCAGGAGTATCTAAGATGTACTCTTTACCACTTACTTGATTTGAATTTTTAACAAACATTATTACGCTTCAAATCCAGTAGTAGAACTTTTAGATTCTTTTTCTGTTCTTATCTTTTCTGCTTTCTTTTGAATATCATCAACATCATCTTGTAATGCTGCTATCAACTCTTCTTTTTCACTTTCAGATAATAAAGTACCATCTTCATCATTGTTATTTTTACCAAGTATTCGTTGCCAAACACTAGCTAATTTTACAAGATGTTCGTCATTTTTTATTGCTACTTCAAATAATTCTTTTATCAGGGGCGTTATTAGGACGGCATCATCCATCGTCTGAATCATGCCGTGTATTTCTTGAATTAATAAATCAAGTTGTAGTTTTTTGTTCTGTTGATTTTCATAAATATCTCTTGTCAAATCTTCAAAAGTCTTACCATCAAATATTTTGTTTTTATCCATATTAAATCTCCTATATGAATAAGTATGTAATTTATGAAAATTTATCCATTTTAGAAAGTTTTGTTATGCTTCCTTCTGTATAAAAATTATTATGAAGTACTTTCATATGTTTCCTCATAATGTTTAAAACTTTAGTTATTTTTGCCGTATCAACATTAGTCATTTCTCTAAGAAGGATATATAAAGCTTTTTTATTAAAATCTTCTATACTTTCTCGAACTTTCATTAAGTCAATAATAGCATATGCAATAATTCTATCTTTATGTTTAGAAAAAATATGTGGTACTTTATTTTCAAAATAATCTATTGTTTCTTCTATAAAAATATTTGCATCCTCATTGACTAATTTTTGATGAACACCTTTTGCATTATCAATACTAGCATGAGTTTTTAATTTTTTATAATTTGCATTATTATTTAATATCAAATAATTTTTTATAACAACTGAAAAATAACTAAATGCCTTTGAACCTTTATTGTGGTCATATTTATGCATATTTAAAACTAAAAAAGATATACATTCGTTCTGGACGTCTTGAAACGAATCGTCAAAGTAACTGAACTTGAAAGTATTTATTATATTTTCCGTTAGTTTAAAGAAAGGATATTCTAAGTGTTCGTTGTATATTTTATTTTTTACAGATGGTCTATCAGTAGTATTGTATCTTATTATTCCTCTTTCTGTATCATCTGTCCAATAATAATTCTTAGTTTTTTTTCTTCCCATTATTTTTTCTCCTGTTCTGTTTCAAATAAACTATCTAATAAACTTTGTAATTTTTTTAACTCTTCAAAAAAGAATCCTGTTTCATCATCAGATTCATAATGTCCTTTAGAATCTACAAGTTTCATTTTTTTGGAAGCAAAATTAATTATATTTTGAAAATCCATTATTATATTTTCATATTGATTTATCCTTCTGAGTGCATAATACAATGTGACACCTAAAGAAATTATTATTATTGTAAGTATTATTTCTATTATCATATCTTATTTACTAAACAGCTCGTCAAATGCTTTTTTCATGCCGTCTACCTTCTTTTGTTCTTGTTTATTAACTACTCTTACCTGTACGGGTTTAGAGTCTTTACTATCTTGATGTTTCCAATTCTCATATTCTATTCTTGAAGCTAACATATCAGCTTGGTGTAGAAGAATTGATAAATTTGATTTTACTTTATTCTCATCAAGATATTGCATCAAATAAGTTTTGTTAGCTTCCTCATACATTCCATCTGTCAATCTTAAAGCTAAATATTCGTTCTCTGACATCGTTATACCAAAATGATTTAATAAATAAATTGCTCTATCTGTAACGGTCATAAAGTTTAGTTCTTTTCCTCGTGTATAATATTTGCCTTGATTCTCAATATGCCATTTCGAATCATTAGGTACATAGTAATCATTTTCTAAATCACCAACCTTACCTAAGTCGTGATGTAGAGCTGCAAAAATAACTTCTTCTTCTGTATAATCAATGTGAGCTCCTAATTCTTCATATAGAGTGAATAATCTTCTTGAGATTTCTGTTATGTGTAAAACATGCTCAACGTATCCACCTATGAAACAATTATGAAAGTGTGCAGTTCCTGAGGCAGGTGCAAACATCATTCGTTCCTCAAAATGTTTATACATTTTTAAAAGTTTTTCTTTTCTATCATCAGAGAATATTTCTGAGACAATATTTATTAATTTATCCCAATTCTCTTTTAGTTGTGTTTCGTTTAATTTTTTCATTTTATTCCTGTTAGTTATTATATTAGTTATTATATTATTATATAGTTATTATATTATATAGTTATTATATATTATATATTATATTAATTGTATTAATATTATTACTATAGATAATATAATACTTATTAAATGTTTCATTGTTAATCCTTCTCCTAAAAAATAATAAGTTAGAAAAGGAAAAATTAAGTAACTAAGACCGTAAATCAAGAACCTCAGATTCCACAAAGAACCTAATCCTAAATACCCAAACTCAGTTACTTTAAAGAAGATATAACTTATTGGCATGCCTATCAAACATATAAGAAATGTATTGTTTCGCATGAACTCCCATTTTAGTTGTCCATTCAATTGAAACCACACTATTATATTACCCAAAGTAGCTAATAAAATAGTATACAAAATATATTTATTCCAGAGCATTATCCAGATTTTCTCGCATGTCGTTTTTGTGCTTTAGACATTTTATTGGATTTTGTAACCATTTCTAATTTACCAGTATCTTCATTTACTGCTGGTTCTTTATTTACATCTCTTACTTTTTCTTTCCATACAGATTTAGATACATATCTCCATCCATCGTGATATAATTCTGATGCTTTTTCGTCTGTTACTCTTTTAATATTCTTACCATCCACACTCATAATACATTTCATTGTGCTTCTCCTATTTATGTTACTTTAAATATACGATGCTTTTCCTATATAAGTCAAGCTTTATTTTTTAAATTTGTAATGATAATTTGCATCAGCAGAACCATCAGTTGGAGCATCTAATCCTTCATCGTGAATCCACATTGATATTGTCTTTTCAGCTGATACTTCATCCATTATATTAAATGTATCGTGGTATCTTTTTAATAATCTTCTTACTAAAGAATGTCGTACAATATCTTTTTCTTTGAAAGAAGCTAAACCAACTCCATGTACACCAGCGAATCTTTTAATTGCATCTTCTAATCCACTCTTACCATGTTTAATATCTGATTGAGCTAAATCTCCTGTGATGATGTATTTAGAACCTTCACCTAATCGTGTTACAAACATTTTTATTTGTTCAGGCGTAGCATTTTGTGCTTCGTCTAATATTACAAATTTATCGGATAGAGTAATACCTCTCATATAAGCCATTGGTATGACTTGTATTGTATTACTATCCTTAAGAATTTGTAATCTTTGTTTACCGATAATCTGTTCCATATTGTAATAAAACGACATCATAAATGGTGCTGTCTTTTCTTCTACATCACCTGGTAAGAATCCTATCTTTTCACCAGCTGCTTCTACAAGAGGTTTAACAATAACGATTCCATCGATTGGTGAATTTTTATCACCTAACTCTCTTAGTGCCTTGTGTACAGATAAATAAGTTTTACCACATCCAGCTGGTCCGATTCCAAATGTTATATCTTTTGTTGATACGGTTTTGTAGAATCTTTTTTGTGCTGGATTTTTGTATTGTAACTCATCAAAGTTTAATAACTTTAAATCCTTTAATGCTTGACGTTTATTTGATACGTTATGATTATTTAATTCGTGGAGTGAAACCTTTTTTTGAGAACTTGCTGTTTTTGACATAATAACTTCTCCTATATTACCTAGTCGGTTTAACTATAAATATGGCATATATTTTTAAATCCTACAAATTAATTTTAAAAAAATGGAGCCACTTGTGCGGCTCCATTCTTTAATGTGACTTAAATCACTTACTTATTGTCTATTAATGAAAATAGAACAATCAATGTAAGCAATCCTGTTACACCACCGGTTAAAAATGTGTTAACGATATTTGAAATATTGCCAACTACATCCATACCCATCCATCCAGTACCAAACACAACTTGAGACATAATTGCTACGCCTACAAGACCTGTTAGTACACCGAATAAACCTGTTAGTGTATCACCTATTGTTCCGAAAATTGATTTAACATTCATTGTTAATCCTCCGTTGTTTAT